ATGGAACTACATCCATCATATTACCAGCAGCATCTTTAACATAGACTTTATCCACCCAGTCATTAGCTGTCTTATCATCAACATTATCTAACTTCATCTTAATGATGATATTGCCTGTCTCATTGTCATCTGCATCATATTCTTCATCGAAGATATCTTTCTTATTAAGCTTCTTCTTATCAGCAGGCTTAAGATCACTCTCTAATATCTGGTCATATGCTTCATCACGCATAGCAGTCAAAGTATCTACTAACTCTTTAGTCTTAGGATCTTTAGGGTCTAATACTAGATTAGTACTGTAGGTACCTTTATCATTGTATGTGCGTTCTGGTTCAACTACTTTACACCATAGTGCCTTACCTTTAGGTGTTACCAACTTCTGACCAGCTACTTTAAAGTATGTTTTTCTTTTAGTACTCATATATGTTTCCTCATAATATGTATTAATACAGGGGTTAATCCCTACAAACAATACTATGCTAGATAGGTGTTACATTAAATAAGGTAATGGTTAATAATTGTTATTTCACACCAATAGTTAGTTATGTTGTTATATGTAAGTCTTTAATGCTAAAATGTATACTACATAAACAATTGAGGAATGTATTATGCCACGTAAACCGAAATTCAATAAGCGTAAGAAAGTTAGATTCTGTAGGTTACTGTCTATGACTGGTACATTATCTACTGCTGCTGACACTGTTGGTATCTCATACAGAACAGTACATAACCACTTAGCTAGTGATCCTGTATTCAAAGAGATGTTTGAATCAGCTGAAGAAGAGTTTGCTGATAGAGCTGAAGCAGAGTTAATAGAGAGAGCTATGGTAGGTACTGATAAGAACGTCTATGATCGTAATGGTAATATCACAGGTGTTGAGAAGGTTAAATCTGATGGACTACTGAAGATGCTAGTAACAGCTGCTAAACCTGAGAAGTATGGTAAGCGTACTGAGGTTAATGTTAGTGGTCAGATAGAGCACCAGGTCATTGTAGATGCTAAGAATAATCTACTAGAGAAGTTCAATAAGATAATTGATGTAACTCCTAAGAAGAAGGAGCTAATACATCAAGAATATGAAATAGAAGTTGAAGATAGTGATGAGGAAGAAGACGAAGGGGAGTAATCCCCCCTATGTCATCCATAATGGTATGGTAACTAACAATAATACTACATTCAGTACAATAATTAGTTTAATGCGATCTTTCTTAGTCATAATAGTCTCCAGTTATTCACAAGCTAAACAATCTCCCAGGTCTACCTGAGCAAATGTACCTTGCTTATCCTCGGTTATTCTACGACAATAGTAAAGGCTAAGTATGTATGGATTTAGTATCGCTTCTTTATGTACAGCAGATATCTCGGCAGGAGTAGTACTAGGGCCAAAGGTTAAGTTAATAGATTGCATCTGGTCTATATGCTTCTGTCTACTAGCTGCCATCTTTAATACATCCATCTGATTGATCTCGAACACAGCTTTGAATACAGCTTTCTCGTGTCGGTTTAAGAAGTCTAAATGCTGCACACTCCCACTATACTTAATAGCTAACTCTTGCATTAGTTCCTTAGAGTACATACCTTTACTTTCTAATAATCTAACAAAAGCAGGGTTCTCTCTGACTACATAACCACTTGCTAGAGGCTCTACAAAGGCTGTAGAGAAGTAAGGTTCAATACCCTGTGATACCCCTCCCATTATATTAGAACTACTCTTAGTAGGTGCTATAGCTATCCGTGATGCAGCCCTGATACCAAGTCCCTTACATCCATCAGGCTCACCTAATTGCTCTGCTAGGTACTGTGAAGCTGCTAGTGACTGTTCATTGATCTGCTTAGCTATCTTAGTGTTAAGCATCATAGCTTCAAAACTACCAAATACAATAGAGTTATCCTGCATATATGTATGTAGTCCCATCTGTCCTAAACCTATTGGACGAAATCTTTCAGCAAATCTAACAATCTTCTCTAATCCCTTAACACCTCTAGCCATCTCAAGGAATTCTGAGTTAACACAGTCAAGGAATACAGTAGCTGTTCTTATTAGGTTAGTGTCTTTCCATTCATCATATTTAGCTATATTAAGTGATCCTAGAGTACAGTTAAAAGTATATTTATCATCTGTGGGAAGCAGTAATTCTGAGCATAAATTATTTCCTTTAACAGTTAAACCCTCTCTCTTATATGACTCTGGTAGCAACTTATTAGATTTATCTAAGAACATGAAATACCCCTTACCATTGGTATATCGGTTAGCCATAATCATCTGATACTTCTCAATAGCTTCCTCATCACCTGATTTCAGGCGATCAATGAAAGATTCATTTATGTTCCATCCAATGTTTAAATCCTTAGGACTCTCTTTAAGGTAGTTGCATACTTCTTTAAAGTCACCATGTTCCACATTAAGGTACGATGCAATGCTTCCACGGCGTGAACTTGATTGGCAAACATAATTCATATCTTGGACTAAGCCTTGGATAATAGGTAATACACCTGTGGAAGGGAATGTATTATTAACTAACTCTCCTCTAGGTCTTATATCATCTAAGTGAGCAGCACACCCGAAACCATTCTTAGTCAACATAGCAATCTCATGTCTAGCTATGTAAATACCTGACAGACTATCTGGGATGTAGCTACTAGAGCAAGATACAGGCATACCCTTCTTACGATTACCTAGGTTAGCTAGGCAAGGTGTAGAGTTAGAGTACCAGCCTCTCCACATCATATTAAAGAACTCCACCTCCCAATCAGTACCATCTTTAGGAGCGTGCATAGCTGCTGTCTTACACATCCTGTTGAACTGTTTTATTAATCCACCTTCTTCATCATCTAAGTAATTCTTATTTAGCATATCTACTGAAGCTTGGTTAGCCCAATCAGGGAAATTATTGTTTACCATGTGAAATCCTCTTTATTAACATATTTAGTATAATCTTTTTGTGTAGTTTGGAAGAAATCACCGAAGTTATATGATTCCACTAATAGATAAATCCAATCGCCAATAGGATTATTGTCTGGTTTAAAGTATTTGTCATAACCTAGTAAAGTTAAACACTCATCCGCTCTATGCATTACGAATTGCGCTAACTCTAGCTCTGTTACCATACCTAGCTCTCCCCATTGGAATAACTTACGTATTAGCACAGCCTCATGCTCTACAATATCTTTAGCTAATTGATTAACATCCTTCTGAAGGTTCTTTAATGCTGTAGGAGATAGGCTAGATTCTTTTAGTAGTTCTTGGAAGCATTTAGCTGAACCAAAACAATGAAGTAATTCATCAGAACAACTATGTACGATACCTGACACCATGTTCTTCATTATATTGGCCTCACCAGGCTTCCTGAAGCTCATCAGGGCAGCTAAAGAAGCAAATAGAGCCGTACCCTCAAGGAATGTCATAGCGGCTAGTGAGCGTAGATCACAAGGGCCTGTAAGGGCATTAACAATGAACTCTATTCTAGATTTTAGTTCAGGGTCATGGAATACTGTGTTATGGAAGTCTTCATCATTTAGACCTACTACATCCGTCATCTGTATGTAGAAGGGAGAGTGAACCGCTGTCTCCACCATACCAAATACTGATCCTAAACGCTCAAACTCGTAACCTTTGAATATCTGTTTAAATCTACCATTCCAGAAGTCAGTACCTAACTTAACTTCGTAGTGGTTAAATATCTTCTGTGTTTGTATAATCATCATTCTTTGGGCTTTGGTAGCTTTTACCCTAAAGTCATGAGCATCATCAGACATATTATAATCTTTAGCTAACCACATCATATCTAACTGCTTATCAGCTAATTCAACAGCAAAAGGATATCGAGGTTTAAAGCTAGTAGATTTTGAGGTTATTCTTGGTATATTCATCTGTCCTCCTAGTTTATAAAGTTGGAGATCCAGTATAGCAAAGATAGGGTATGTGAAGATAGTGGTGTAGTGTGTGTGAATTGTATGTGATGTAGGAACCTCCAGAGAGGAGGTTATTTGGCCAATCTACTTATATCTTTAGGAACTACAAGGATAGTCACACCTATTGGCTTATTATCTAAAATTAACACGTTCTTACAAGTGATAAACGATTGAGCTTCTACGGTCTCATTGAAACACTTACTACTTCTGTTACTGAATACATCATAATCATCTTTGTAGAATTCAGCTGCTGCCTCTTTGCCCCAGAACTCCTCATCTGATTTACCTTTTAGTAGGTGTCTTGATCTATTAAACATCCTCTCAAATGCACGGTTAACAAATAAGGTAGTGAATTCCTCAGTCTTTTCGTTATATACCTTAGCCATAGCCGGAAACCTGATAGAGTCTAAGAAACCTTCTATTACCTTTTTATCGTCGGTAGTGGAATTAAGCTTGTAGCTTAGTTCAATATTAACCTTCTCTACGTTCCATTTATCTGTTAAAATCTCTCTTAATTCAATCTCATGTTTATCTACCCTAGCTGCAAGTAACTCATTACGGTCTTGCATAGAGCTAATTAGCGTCCCGCCAAAGGCACCTAGACCACCAATCATAGCGACCATGATAGCACCAAATATTGATAGTAAAGCTTTGTTATCCATTTTTAGGCTCCTTGTCTGTTATGTTTAGATCCTTGATCTGTTTGATTTGTTTATTACAGTTCTTTAGCTTATCTTTAGCATCTTTATATGATACTGCTAGATCAGCCCAGGTATTACCTTCTAGGTTAGCTTCCCCACAGCCCTGCAAGTAAACGCTTGGTATTGGTTTATATAGTACTTCGGTAGACGTACAGCCTACACTACCTAAGGCTATCAAGAACATTATTAGGTATTTCTTGGTTAACACATCCATCATCAGATCTCCTTAGTAGTTGCCGTAGTTTATTAGAGTTAAGGGTATTTAGTGCTTTAGTCTCAGCCATTTCATCAATGTACTTAGATTCAAGTATCAGAGCCTCTCTCTGAGCCTCACTACGTGCCTTATTAGCTGCTTGTAGTAACTTGTTAAGTCTTGTCTCATACTTAGCCGTCACAGAGCTTGAGGCATGTCTGTAGCCGGTGTAATAGATACCGTAGACTAGAGATAGTGCTAATGCTACTAATCCTACCCACTTTAATATCTTCATGTATATCATTTGTCATTCTCCTCTGTAATCTTATGCTCAAGTACTTGTTGTGTTGTATCAAGACCTGCATATAGGCCTAGGATTATTGTAATTACTGATACATATAAACCAGGCTCTAGAATACCAATGAAGAATGCTATAGTGGATGTTAAGGCAAAGAAACTAGCTAATAACCAGCGCCTTGATTTAAACTTATCAGACATAATGTAAATTCCTTGTGAACGAAAAAAACCAGCAAGGAGCTGGCATCTAAAGTGAATCAAGGCATCCATGCTCAACCATCCGTGGTTGTGTCTTCCCTAATCCTTACATTCAGTATACAACTTATTGATTATAATGGTCAAATCAATCCTTGGTTGGTGGTTCCTCAACTACCTCTGGTTTAGGTTCCTGGCTAGTCTTAATCTTATTAGCCATGTAAAGAGAAGATTCAGCTACACTGATGCCATGTGTTTTAACATATGTATCTAATACCTGTGTTAGGAAAGTAGCTTCTTCTTTAGTTAGTTCTAAGTTATTCATAATTACCTCATAAGTGTTAGTGGGATTGGTTCTATTATAGTACCTTAAAACCTAATCCCTAGTGTGTTTATTTGTTATTAATGCATAGATACCCATGCACCAGCAGCTCTTACTCTTAGTTTGTTAAGGGTGGTGTTGTAGATAACTAAACCATCAGGTGGTGATGAGATAGCGTTCTGTTGAGTAGTAGTCATCCTAGGGAATAGAACCCCTTTAGTAGTGGATGCTATGTTAAGGATAGCTGCTGCATTATCTGTGGTAGTGCCTATTAATACATTCCTAGTAGTACCATTGATAAATATAACATCATCACCGCCAGCTCTTAATCTAAGGTTTCTAGTGCCATCAGCTTCTATTACCATCTGGACGTTTTGGGCTTGTATATATGCCTGTCTTGTACCTGAGGAATTAAAGTACTGTATCCCTGCTGCATCCCCTACAACAGCTAGACAATCAAAACCGGCTACACCTTTACCTAATACATTCAACTTACAGGGAGTTAATGAGGTATTTACACTTACATCACCATTACCACCATCAATCAATAATCTACTTATACCGTTATTAGTAAAATTGTAATCCCTACCATCTCTAGCATCAAATTTAAACTCTGTGGTGCTAGCCTGTGTAAAGGCCATTAGACTAACATTATCAACTGTTCTCCATACTATAGTAGGTGTAGTACCATACATTGCTATAGCATCGATACCTCCAATAGCCTTGACGTTTAAGGTAGATATATCAAAGGTAGTGTTTACCTTAAATTTACCTCCTTCAAACCTAGCAGTTTCACTACCTACTGCTAGATCATATATAGATAAGAAACCACCATCATGCTCAATACTATGAGTACCATTACCAGCATCCATTCTAATAAATGTGCCACCAGATATACTGTTGAATCTGAATGTCTGACTAGCGTTACCTTCAAGGTGAAGTGTAGATAGAGGATTAGGAGTGCCTAGACCGAACCTACCAGCTGTGAACCTAGCTGTTTCAGTACTTCCTATACTTAAACTTATTACTTGAGAAGCTTCTAGATTTAAACCATCAAAAACACCTTTAATTGCACCTACATTTGTTCCTCCACGTAATAGATTAAATGTAGGATTGACACCTGCATTAGTAGAAATCTGTAACGCATCGGTTGATGCCCCTGAATTAATAATTAACCTTGTGCCATCATAAGTTAACCCTGCACTACTAACTAACTCAGTACCATTAGAGTAAGGTACATGGTTATTAGGGAATGGGCCTACACCATTATCTAAATTACTAAAATCTACTGTAAAGGTAGATGCATCATCTCTCTCAAAGGTAGC